TAAAATCTTTATGTAATAGAACCTTTATAGACTATGTGAACGATTCTAAGGTAGAAGTAAAAAGTGGCGGTACTAAGCTTTATTTAGAAGAATACCCGCTACTATCTGTATCTAATGTAGAGTATAGTGCTGATTTTGGGGCTAGCTTTATTAGCTTAGTAGAGTTTACCGATTTCGTAGTTGACCTAGAAGATAGCTCTATATCTCGCACAGTATGGGAAAGAGTAGGTAAGGTGGCGGAATGGCCAAAGGCTATTAATGGATATAAGATTACATATACTGCGGGTTTTGAAGCAATACCAGAAGATTTAAAGGTAGCTTGTTTAGACCTAATTTCATACTATATGAAAAGTGATTCAGCTATACATAGTAATAAGGCTGTTGGGTCTAATACCCTACAAATAGAATATGTTACTAAAGCAACATTGCCAGCACATATAGCTAGGATACTAAATCTGTATACTGCTAATTTGGATTAAATATGAGTGCTGCGAATTTTATTGCGCTATTTAAGTCTAAGAGATTCTCTGCAAATGAGGTATCTGACTATATAGAGTACAATAAGTGGTTACATACTAATAAGACTTGGTTCAATAAAAGCAGAGAAGACTTAGAGTCTATGGGCTTAGGTAAGAAGGTTGGTTTCGTAATTAGTGAAGATAAGGCCAATGAACTAGGTGTAGGTAGCAAATTTAGAGAACTTGCGGATACCTTTAAAAATAATAAGGATATAGCTTCTCCTATAGTTGATATAGTTGATGGTAAACAAGTTATATTATTTTCAGATATACCTTTTAAAGGCGGCATAGAATCCACACTTGATAAATTTTTTGGTAAGGGAACCTACGCAAGCGGTAAGGCTATTAACCAAGTTAAAGGCCATGTTATAGGATTCATGACAGGAGCTATACTTGGGGCTAGAGAAGGGTTATACAAGCATCTAACTTCTGGTGAAGTACCTGTAATGGGGGCAGAAGAAGCAGATTATACCTTAAATTTCCTGGGTGTTTTAATTGCACACTTAGAAAGATTAGACTTAGAGTCAGCTGGTCTAAAAACATTAACCTCTCCTATTTTTGCTAAGTATAATAAGAGTAGCTCTCAGTTCTTAGTAGAACTACAAACTGAAAAAGAGAATGCGGCTTCAGCCGTACTGGTACAGAAGCTAGCAGGACATGCCAGTAAGAAAAGTTCTGGTATTCGTGGTTTAATTAATGCACAAACTGGAGTTAATCAAACAAAGATACTAGAAGATATACTAGATGTATTAAGAAAAGACGGTAAGTTTAGTAATAGAGAAATAGCAGATTTCGAATCCTCTCCTAGTATGAAAAGTTTAGTACTAGAAGACGTATTTAGCGCTCTATCCACAGGTAAGACTAAGAGTAAGACATATAGCGGTACTATAGATACTAAAACTAGGTATACTATATTACATGTTAATAAGGAAGCCAAAGATAAGTATAGAAGTACTCTTAAACGTATAGCAAATGAAGCTAAAAATTTAAGGGTTAAAGTAGCAAAAAATAAGATAGTATCAAAACCAGTAGTTAACCTACAACTATTACTACAGTCGCGCCTACAAGAACAGCTAGTTAAGAATATGGGTACCGGTAATGCAAGAAACGTCCTCAACTATAGGACTGGGAGATTTGCTGCTTCAGCCTCTATCGACCGTATTACAACCTCTAGAGAGGGCATGGTTTCAGTTTTTTATAACTACATGCGTAATCCCTACGGTACGTTTTCAGAAGGCGGGCTTCAACAGTCACCTAGAACCAGAGACCCCAAAACTCTAATCTCTAAAAGTATTAGAGAAATAGGTGCTTCACTAGCATATAATAGAATGAGAGCTGTACTAGTATGAGCCGTAGAACCAGTATTATTAAAGCACTATCTGCTAAATTTCAAGAAATTGCTGGTTCTCCTTATAATACGGATGTATCTGGTAATTCATTTCCTAAGCTTAAATTTTGGGACGAGGTTAATGATTTTCCCTCTATTTATATGTCAGCTGGTTCGGAAGCTAGAGAGTACCACCCCGGAGCTTTTGCTTGGGGTTTTCTAAATATCAGTATTAAGGCGTATACTAAAGGGGAAGACCCCCAAGAACAGTTAGAGCTACTTCTAGAAGATATAGAGACAGTATTAGATAGTACGCTAGGCGTACTAGTTTATGATACTATAAATGGCTATGAAACTTCAGAAATTTCTATTACCTCTATTACTACTGATGAAGGGCTATTAGCACCTTATGGAATCGGTGAGGTTAATATCCTAGTAAGGTATCAAGTAATGTAATGAGCTTTCTAGCCTCCTGCTAGAAGAAATCGTACTAAAACACCAATACAGATAAATATCTAGTTAGAGTGCCTAGGTACATAAATTAAAGGAAGATACATGGCAACATTCAATCTTATCCGTAATAGCAAGCTTTTATTCTCTACTAACGTAGATGCTACTACTGGAGTATTTACACAAGGTATAGCATGTACAGCTGCTAATACTTTCCAGATCCCAGTTCTAGACGGGTTTACGTTCTCCCAAAGTACTACGGCAGACTCTATTACACTAGCTGAAGCAGGTGCTGAAGCTAATAGAGGTTCACGCTCATTCAATACTACGCTAAATCCAGTAGAATTTAGCTTCTCAACGTATATTCGTCCTTACTTAAATACAACCATTAAGTCTGATGACAGCGTCTTATGGAACGCATTAATGTCAGATGTAGCGCTTAGTGCTACTCCTGTTAACTTCGCTTACACAACACATACCTCTTCAATTGTGAGCGCTACTGGGTTACTAACAGTTACCGGTACTGGATTCTCTACTACTGCTAATTTAACAATTGGCAAAGTATATATTTTAAGTGGGTTTACTGGTGTTAATGCTAATAAGTATAATGCTGCGGTACGTTTAGTATCTGTTACAGGTACTACAATTTTCACAGCCCAATATCTAACTGCCCCTCCTGCAGCTACAATCACTTCACAGATGCCAGTTACTACTGTTCTAAAGTTTAATGAAGCAGCATGGGTAGAAAATACAGCACAAGCAGGAGATACAGGATTTACTACGGCCTATACTGAGGCCAGTACTGTACGCAGTAACTTAAACCGACTACAGAAATTTGCTCTAATCGTTACCGTTGACCAGGTTACATACGCTATCGATAACTGCGTACTAGATCAAGCGACCATTGACTTCGGCCTAGATGGTATTGCTATGGTGGCTTGGACTGGTAAAGGGTCGGCTATTCGTCAAATGACTGATAATACGGTATATGGTAGCCCCCTGGGCGGTACTATTGGCGGTTATGGTGGTACCATGGTTATGACTGCTACTTCTGGTGTAAATGGGATTACTACAGCAGCAAGTACAAGTACTAAGTACATTACTAATAAACTTTCTACAGTTGCACTATCATCATTCATTGGTGGTGTTGGTGGTATTTCCTCAAGTGTTGGTTACACTTTAGCTATTACTGGTGGAAGTATTACTATTGCTAATAATGTTACTTATGTAACACCTAACAATCTAGGTGTTGTTAACTCAGCTATTAATTACTTCACGGGCAGTCGTTCAGTGTCTGGTTCTTTAACCGCGTATCTACGCACAGGTAATGCTACAGGTTCAGGTACTAGTGGAAACTCTACGGCTACTCTACTAAATGATATGCTTGCAAGTTCTGCTGTAAGTGCAGAAACGAAGTTTGCACTTACGCTAGCTATAGGTGGATCTACTAATACCTTAAGAGTTGAACTGTACTCACCAGGTGCTGCTCTACAGATTCCTACAATTGATGCTCAGGCAGTTATGAGCACTACTATTAATTTTAATGCACAGGGCACTGACTCTGTAGTAGGCTTATCTTCAGCTAATTACGATATTGAAAATACTAACGACCTAAGAATTCGTTACTTCTCACCAGCGTAATATCTTAAGTTTACCCCACCCGGCATGATCACCGGGTGGACTTTTTCTGTTATATAATATAATTAAGGATAAAAAATCCATGGCTGAAACAACTACTCTATCCCTTAAGTCTCTACTAGTTCCTAGTAAAGCAGTGGAAGTAGAATATCCCGGTATGCCCGGTTTTAAAGTAAATGTAGCTTTTCTCTCTAGAGAGACTCTTATTAATATTCGCAAGAAGGCTACAAAAACAACCTTTAAAAATCGCGCTGCACATGATGAATTAGATGATGTACTATTCTTGCAACTTTATGTTACTGCAGCTGTAAAGGGCTGGTCAGGACTAAAGCTAGCATACGTAAATCAACTTGCCCCTATTGAGCTAGGGGGTAATAGTCCTGATGCAGAGCTTGCTTTTAGTGATGAGAATGCCCTATTCTTAATGCAATCCTCTTCTAACTTTGATGCCTTCATTAGCGATACAGTTACAGATCTATCAAATTTCAGCAAGAGCAGTATTTAATAATTAATGAGTTAGTTAAGTCGTACTTTCAAAATTCGCACGTAGGGATGACCAAAGAAACGTATTTTGAAATGTGTGAGGCACTAGGATCAAAACCGATAGAATCCGAAGTACCTGTAGAATATGAAGATCTACCTAATGATGTTCAAGAAGCTATGGGTATTTATTCCAAACTCAGAGATGAGTGGGATACTATGAACGGTAACTATATGGGCAAAAATTATTCTAGTCTATCTGTAATATTAGATATATTAGAAGTACCTACTGATTCAAGACGAAACATATTAGATTTATTAGCTATAATAGATACTCATAGGGCTAAGATAATACAGGACTCTAAGCCAAAAAATACTGCTCAAAGTAATAAGCCTCAATAGTATGTACTATTGAGGCTTTTTTATGTCCATTAAATTTACCTATTGACAACCTACCCCCTAGGTGGTATAATTAGGGGAATAATGAAATAGTGTGCCCAAAAATTTCGGGTCCTATGACGGGAGAAAAGATGGCAGATAAGTCTACTACTGTTGGTGTAAATTTTGTCTCAAATGTAAAGGATCTAGTTAAAGATTCTGCACAAGTAGACAAAAATATGAAGAGCGCCGCTTCTACTAAGTTTGAGCCTAAATCAGTATCTTACGCTAGACAAGGGGTAGCTGCGTCTAATACTATTACACAAGGTGGTCAGCAGGCGGCTGATTCTAATACTGCTCGTGGAGTAGGAGGACTCACAGGTGCGGCGGGACGCGACTTCGCCGCACAGGCCCAAGGTCTAGGCGGGTTAGTACACTTATACGCAACTTTTGCTGCTAATATATTTGCAGTTAGTGCAGCTTTCCATGCCTTAAAAGAGGCAATGAATACCAAGCATTTACTATTAGGCATTCAACAACTAAGCGCCCAATCAGGCAAGAACCTAACTTCTCTAGCCGGTAGTCTTAATAAAGTTACTGATGGAGCCCTTTCTTTGAAAGAGTCTCTAGCGTCTGTAGCTACAGCAGCTGCGGTTGGTATGACTAATAAGCAGATTATACAGATGGGTGAAGTAGCTAAGAAGGCTTCTCAAGCTATGGGCTGGGATATGGCCGATGCTATGGATCGTCTTACTAAGGGTATCGGTAAGAACCGCCCACAACTATTAGATGAATTAGGTATTATTGTTAGCGCTAATAATATTTACCAGGAGTATGCACGTACAATTGGTAAAACCGCTCTAACATTAACAGATTATGAAAAGAAACAGGCTTTCGCCAATGCTGTACTACAGCAAGGTTTAGATAAGTTCGGGGCCATTGAAGTGCCTACTAACCCATTTAATAAATTAGAAGCTGCTTCTACTAATGCAATTCAAAGTATTTTAAATGTAGTTAATACTGGACTAGGTCCCTTGGTCAAATACCTAGCGGAAAGTCCTACAGGATTAGCTTTAGCGTTAACCAGTATTACTGGTATTCTACTAAAGCAGGCTATTCCCGCAATGGGAGCATTTAGGCAAAATGCAAAACGTTTAGCCGATGAAACTGCTATTAGTGCAGCTAACAGAGCTAAAGAAGCTAAAATAGCGGCAGTATCTGAACTACGTGCTAATAAGGAACACTTTGATGCCCTAGCTAATATGGAAGTAGAGGAATCTGAGAAAAGAGCTAAGAGAGTACAGCTAGTTAGTAAGGCTGTTAGTATGGGTAAAGATAAAACTGTATCCAAAATAATGGATACTACTCCTACTGAATTACAGCCCGAGCAACTAAAATATTTAGATAATAAGGCAGCTACCTTAAAAGGTATTCAGCCAGTACTATCTAAAATGTATAGTGAGCTAGCATCTTCATTAAGACAAAGCATTGTATTAGAACATCAAGCAGCTGCTGCAGTAGATGCAGAATTAGTTGCGCTTAAGAAGAAAAATGGTTACCTAGTCAACGCTAGCATAATACAAAGAATAGCCGATAGAGAGAGCCAAGCGTTTTCAGGAAGAAGGATAGCAGCAACCTGGGCAGAGAATACGCAGAATCAAGGATTTTTCAAAGCAAGTATACAGGGCTGGAAGGATTTATGGGCAGCTAAGAAGAACTCCCAACTTGAAGTAACTAATTCTGAAGGAAAAAAACAATTACTAGATATTAAAGGCCTAAATACTTTTCAAGTAGCTACTAAAGGTGTAATGGGCACAGTTATGTCTGCCACAGCAGGTATTGGTAACCTATTATCTTCCCTAAGTATATGGGGTCAAGCATTAGCAGCAATAGGTGTAGCTTACTCATTATTTGATTCCTGGGCATCTAAAGCTACAGAACAACAAAGCAATTTCACTAGTAAGATTATTGAAGGCCAATCTGCTATTAAAACATCTGCAGATGCACTAGATTATCTAGCTACAAAGTCTAAGGATGTGTTAGGGATCGTTGCTATTACAGCAATGACTAATGCTTTAGACGGTTTAACTACGTCCATTGATGGGCAGATTATTTCGCTACAGAAGTGGCAAAAGGCTGCCGGATGGTGGGATAATACTAAAGATTGGATTGCAGGTATATTTGGCAAGAGTAACATTAAAATTCTTGCGAAAAATATGGGCGAGGAGCTTAACGCCTCAGTTAATACTCTTATCTTTACCCCTAAGTTACAAGAATCCTTTAAGACTCAATTAGCTGAGTTACTACAAGTAGATTCTAAGGCCCTTAATACTGGAGAGGATTTTAGCAAGGCTTTATCTAAACAGCTAAAAGGATTAGATAATACAGGTGTAAATAACCTTCTTAAGTCCATTAATGAGCTACAAAAGAAGATAGCCGAATCAGATGCAACTAGTACTGCTGCTACTAAGTCTCTTATAGACTCTATAAAAGCAGTAGGTGAAGAAGTAGACACCATAACTAATAAATTACAGTTTAAGGACGGTATAGGTAAATTAGGTGTATTAATAGGTGATCTTGGCAATAAGATTACCATAGCTATGGATAGCCCTATAAAGTCCTTCAAAGAATTAGAGAGCATAGCCAGCAATCCAAAGTTACTAGCCCTGTTATCTATGTCTGGAGGACCTGATTTAATTAAAGATATCAGTAAGTTAGAAGGCCTACGCTCCTCATTAGACGTACAGATAAAAAATCTAGCTGCTGCAGAAGCGGACCTTGAAACTACTATAAAACGTAATAAAGATGGGCAGGTCAATTATGGGTATGATAGAAAAACTGGTAAAAGAGTACCCTTAAAAAATAAGGAAGAAGCTACTGCTGAGAATAGAGTAGATAGTTCTAGGGCTGGGATTGCCTCAACATCTGAGTTAATAACTAAGATGAGTGATTCTGTATTCTTACCAGTAGTGAAATCTCTTAAGGAATATAGCGAGACGCTTATACAGGCAGCACTCAAAGATGCACAGGAAAGAGCTAGTTTAACTATGGCTATGGCTAGCTTAGCTTCAGCCCAAAAGGCTGGTCTTATTACTGTCAAGGAAGAGGCAGCTATAAAGTTAAGAGAAATAGACTTAAAGGAAAAAGAACTATTACAGGCTTATGAATACAGTAATGCAGTTGTAGATAATACTAGAGCACTAGAAGCTGCTACTGCACAGGCTATAATTGATAGCACTAGTTCAGATACTAGCAAAGAAAGTAAAAATCGTGCTAGTTCTACTATGGATATTCTAGAACTGGTAAAGCAATTACGCGATAACCCACAGCTGAAAAATACTGGTAGGTTTGCAGATAGCAAGGATAAAAATGCCCAATTAGCACTATCTCAAAATTCTCAGTATGAAACTAGAGACACACAAATAAAAGCATTAAAAGCTCCATTGGATGCGGAACGTTTTATCATTATTGATACAGCTGCACTAAAGATTCAACATGAGCGTAATAGGCTACAGCAAGAGTGGGTTAAGACTAATGCGTTAATAGTTACTCAGGATATTGCAGATTTATCTGTACAGGAAAAACTAGCCGGCGGATACATCGAGCAACTCGCTTCTAAGCGAGTATCTTTAGAGATTAAGCAAGCTGATAGTGCGTATGCACTAGAGGAGCTTTCTATTGCAAATAAGCGTATAGATCTATATAATAAGCAAAAGAATTATACATTAGAGGGATTCAACCAGAAGGTACAAGAACTAGCAATTGAATCTCAGCTGGCAGAACGTAAGCATGATAGTACTATTCTAGCATCAAAACGCAATAAATTAGATTCTGAGTTAAGTTCGCAATTATCTATTCAGAAGTCTTATTCCGATATTATACTTAGTAACATGCAGAAGCAATTTGCTTTAGCAACTATGCAAATGGATATCGAAACCGCTAGATTAAATCAATTAAAGGAACAAGACTCAATTTCCAATAATCTTTATAATAGAAGGATGAAAGAAATTGCATTAGCTAAAATAGATCAAGACTATGCCCAGAAATCTGCCGAGAACGCTGCAGCTTTACTAGCAGCAGAAAGGGAAAGGGCTAGGCTACTAACTGTAGCACAGGAGAGTGCTAGGGCTGCGCAAGAGATAGCTAATTCTAAACTAGGGGAGAGGGGTACTGTATCTACTACCCCTGACCAAGCTGCAGCAGGTGCACAGATATCTGCCCAAGCCTTATCTGTATCCGATGCTGCCTTAGCTAGGCTCAAGGATCAAGGTACTCAACTAAATGCTAATAGAGAAACTCAAACTAAACTACTAGATATGCAGTATGAATATCTAGATTTGCTGGATAAGCAGAAACTTATCCAGCAAGACTTAGTAGGTATCTTTGGTGCTATGGGTGATAGTATGTATAGTTTTGGTAAGACTATACTAAGTGTAAATAGTAGTTTCAAGGAACTACAAAAAGCACAGAAAACTAGATTGGCGGGGGCCCAAACTCAGGAGGAGGCTGACTGGTCTAATGCTGAAACACAGAAGGAAAACTTAAGCTTCCAAATTGATGCTACAACTAAATTAGCAGGAACATCGAAGAAGCTATTTAATGAAAAATCGACTGCATATAAGCTACTGGATAAAATTGAACAAGTAGCCCATTTAGCTTCTCTAGCTAGAACTTCTGCACAAATTGCTTCGTCTTCTGGACTAACTATCGCCAATATTTCCGCTGGCGTATCTAGACTATTTGCTGAGGGTGGTTGGGCTGGTTTTGTGGGTGCAGCAGCTTTCTTAGCATTAATGGCATCGCTGGGCCATAGCACTTCTAGTAATGTACCTATAGGTGGATTTACTGCTGAAGAACAACAGAAGGTACAGGGTACGGGTCAGTCATATGATGCCTCTGGTAATATTCAAAATAGAAGCGGTGGAGCTTTAGGAGATCCTACTGCTAAGCTTACGTCTATTAATGATAGTATAAGTATTTTAAAAGGGCACTCCTTTGAAACCTTAGAGTTTAGTAATAAGATGCTAAAAGCTATGGAAGGAGTAAAAACTAATACCGATGTATTATCTGCCGTGCTTCAGCAAACTGGTGTAAATATTGCAGGAAAAAACCCAGATGGTACTGACATTAATACTACTAGTAGTACTAACTATAATAGCCTTACTAACCCTATTGGTACTTTAGTAACTGCCCAATCTATTATTGCATCTGCATTAGATTTAGTAGGATTAGGTGGCGGCAAGATTACGGACTTAATGAATAGTATTAGTAACTCTATATTTGGTGGAAAAACAAAAACTACCTTAGAAGATACAGGCTTATTAATTAAGGGTACATTAGATGATATATCTAGTGGTGCTTCCGGTTTAGCTAGTATGTACACTAATATTAAAACTGTGGTAGATGGTGGTTGGTTTAAGAGTGATAAGACTAAGTATACACAATCACTAGAGGCAGTAGATGATTCGGTACAACGTGCCATCACTGGCGTATTTACTAATATTAAGGATTCAGTATTAGCTGCTTCTGAGGTTCTTGGTAAAAATAATAATATTACTCAATCTATAGTTGATAGCTTCGTTGTAGATTTTAAAACTAGTTTTAAGGATCTTAAACCAGAAGAAATTACTGCCGCGCTGGAAGGGGAAATTAGTAACGTATTTAATAGCTTAGCTGAGAAGATTGCACCAGAACTAATGGTATTTAGACAATCTGGTGAGGAGATGGGTACCACACTAATTAGGTTAAGTAGAGATATACAGCTAGTTAATCTTGCATTAACTAGTGTAGGTATGACTACTATTAACCTTGCAAATATATTTGATAAGGTTAATATAACCGAGAAGTTGATAGAACTATCTGGTGGTATAGATAACTTTCTTAGTCAATCATCTTTCTTCAAAGATAACTTCTTAACAGAAGCACAACGTCTAGCCCCTGTGCAAAGTGCTGTTACCGCTGAAATGCAAAGACTAGGGCTATCTAGTATAGTTACTCGTGAGCAGTTTGCTAATGTAGTTACAATGTTGGATTTAACTAGTATTGGCGGGCAACAACTATATACGGACTTAATGAATGTAGCTGCCGGGTTTGCCGAAGTACACCCGGAAACTAGAGTAATTATATCAGAGCTAGAAAAGCTTAAAAGTAAAACCCAGCAACAAATAGATATTTATACATTAGAAGGCAGACTTCTAGAAGCTCTAAATGCTACTAGAACCGAGGAATTAGCTCAGATGGATGATTCTTTAAAAGCTGGACAATTGTACATATATGCTTTACAAGATGAAGCTACATTGAAGGGTAAACTTAAAACAGCATATGACAAGGAAAAAGCTGCACTAGATGGTACTATATCCTCACTAACTAGTTCTATAAAGACTCTAAGGGATTTTAGAACTTCATTAGTGGGAGGAGCACAGAGCAATCTAACTCCTACACAAAAGTACCAAGAAGCTAAGACTCAAGCAGAGCAAGTTGCTGCTATAGCCTCTGGCATAGCTAATACTGATGCTGAGAAACAGGCTAAGACTGATGCTATTAACAAGCTACCAACAGTCTCATCTGCATTCTTAGATGCCTCTAGAATGATATTTGCAAGCTCAGATGCATACAATAAAGATTTCTCTTACATACAAAACCTAATTGATTCAACTACTAGTAATTTAGAGTTACAAAAGACTGATGCAGAAATACAACTAGAAAAACTAGATACACAGATTAGTACCCTACTAAGTATTAGCGATGGTATAGAAACCACCAATAGTTTATTAAGTCAACTAGCTATAGCTTCTGCTAATACTACATTAGCACAGGGGGCGGCAGCGCAGTCGGGTTATATTGTATCCGGCGCACTACTTCCAGATACTGTTCAAACTAATCTTACATTAGATTTATTTGGAAAACTATTAACAGATACTATCAACGGCCTTAGTATTGTATGGAATGATGGTATAAAAACCATTCTACCAGTTACTAACGGAAACCTAAGCACAAGTGATATAGCATTACTAGCAGAAGTTGCTAGCCTAACGGCTGAAGTTGCTGCTTTACGTAATGACCAACAAAAACAAACAGCAGATATAATTACTACTAATTACGATGCTACTACTAAAGCAGCTAATGATACCGCACTATCTTTTGAGAATTTATTAAATGATAGAGAGTGGGAAGTAAGAAACTTAATAGGTATTGCTTAATGTTAAATCTCCGTATAGAAATATACGGAGATTTATTTTTTGCCCATTTAAAAATTACGTTTGACTTAGGGTACCAATAATAGTATAATAGGGGTAATTGATATTATAGGACACTAGATGAGTTACCAAACTTGGCTTGAAGATACAGCCGCTAAGAGGTGTGTATTAGTTGAAGCAACTATTAATAAGCTGACTTCTGATGCTGTAGGTACTGATACTGTATCTATCGGCATTGTTACTCTTTATTATTCATCTTCAGGCTACATAACTACTAATAGTGATGTATACTACCAGCCTATAGTTCTCGGAGGACTTAAGTTTAATGAATCCTTATCCACAGATGGAACTATATCTATTACATATGGAGATATAGAGTTACATAACTATTCAGGTACTTATGATAAGTATTTAGACAATACTAAGTATATATGGGTAAATGGTAGTATTAAAATATACTATGGCGATCCTACTTGGGTATGTGCTAACCATGCTGAGATAGTTAACGGTACTGCTAGTAGCTTCTTTGAATTAATTTTTGATGGTACCATAGCTGATATAGATTCTAGGGATAGAAATGTACTAAATATTAAAGTACGGGATAAACTGCAAAGATTAAATACACCTATTACAGAGACTAAACTGGGTTATACAGGCGTATGGGGTTCCGGTAATCAAACTAATTATGACTCTATTATACCTATAGTATTTGGGGAAGTATTTAACGTATCTCCAATGTATAGAGATCCGTCTATACTGGAATACATAGTAAATAATGGTAATACAGAAGATTTAATAGAAGTTAGAGATAATGGGGTACCTGTTTATACTGACGGGGTATGGGCGAACGGCTCGGGTTCCTGGGCTAGCAATACTGGTATATTTACCTTAGCTAATCCACTAGTAGGTACTATAACTTGTGATGTACAAGGACAGAAGCAAAAGATACTATTTAATGCTGATAGAGTATCTGTACCAACATTGATAGCTGGTACGTATGATAATAATATAGCTGGTATAGTAGCACTTATAGTAACACAGTTTGGGAATATTGATACAAAGTTAGCATTATCAGAATTAGATCCAGCTAACTTTTATGACTTCTATATAAATAATACTCAACCTATTGGTGTATTTATAACTGATAGAGAGAATACATTAGATATATGTAACCAAATAGTTAATAGTTTAGGGGCACAGCTATTTTTTACTAGAAAAGGTAAGTTACAATTACTAAAGCTAGGGGTATCAATCCCTACAGGTACTGTAGCTAGAGTAAATATTACTACTACAGATATAGTTGCTAATACTTTTTATATTTCTAATAGAACTGCGGTAATAGCTGCTACAAAATTAGGGTACTGCAAAAACTATACCATACAATCAGACTTAGTTACAGCTATTCCACAGGCTCATAAAGATAGTTATGCATTAGATTGGTTAAGTGAAACAGTAGTAGATGTTACTATTAAGAACAATTATAAACTTAATGCAGATCCTATACAAAAAGATACAGTATTAGTTACTATAGCTGGAGCAAGTATAGAGGCTACTAGACTTAATAATTATTTTAAATATGTGCGTACTACATATAAATTTACAGGTACTTCTAAGCTATTATCTTTACAGTTAGGGCAAGAGGTATCTCTAGCATTTCCTAGATTTGGATTAGACGCCGGTGTAGTTGGTCAGGTAATATCCTTAGGACCAGATTGGTCTAAGGGATTAGTAGAAGTAGAGGTTTTAATTTAATGGCTATTGTTGTAAATTCCCGTGATGTTGCTATACTAGCTACCATTCCTAGAATTACTCTAGCTACTGGGTATAACTCTGTTAGCGTAAGGTTACTTAGTCAAATATCACTAGTAAGTGCTAATAGCGCCGGAGTAGTATTTTCATACCCTACCGGGAATGCTTTACAGCTATATATAGCTGAAACCTTACAACCTACTAATGTTACGTATGCTGGCACAGCTACGCAAAACGGATTAATTTGCACAGTAAATACAAGTACAGGTGGTATAACTTTATCTGGTACCTGGACTAGTAGTCAAGAAGTATTTAATCTTAGTGCTACATATAATAGCATTATTTATCCAATACAGTATAATGTAGTAAAAGCAATTGCTGGCTCAACTGGTAATGTTACTGCTGTTAGAACTCAGTATGTACAGCAAGTAGCTACACCTGTTACTCCTACTGGAGGCAGCTATAACTTTACTACAGGGGCATTAACAGCCTCTATTACACCGATTACATGGTCCGATACTCAGCCAGCTACTACTACAACGCCCACATGGGCATGTGATAGAGTATTTGTGGGGCTATCTACAGATACTGCTAATACTAGCGGTGCATGGGGTATTCCATATATAGAAGCTGTAAGCGGTGCTTCTGGCTCTAATGGGCTCTCTCAAGAGAGAGTAGAGCTGTATTTAGTGGGCACTATAGCTTCGCCACCTACTAAACCTACTTCGATATTATATACCATTACTGGTAGTGTACTAGGGGCACAGACTGGCGGTACAGCTGGATGGTCTTTAGCTATGCCTACAATACCAATCAATACTAGTGCAGTGTATATGGTTACAGCTCTAGCTAGTACCACCACGCCAAACACTCAGCTAGCCTTAAGTAGTTTTACTAACCCAATTATTGTAGCTAAAGCAGGTGATACAGGTACTAGTGGTGCTACTGCTATAATAGCATATAATGTATTATCTAGTGTTTCTTTACCAGCAGCCCCAGCTGCTCCAAGTGGGGCTGCTACTAGTGGTAATGCAGTAACAGGTGGTGGGTGGTATACACTACCTAAGGCTACACTAGCAGCCAATGAATGGATGTTCCAAATCAATGGCACGTTCCTAAGCGCTGTGTATACCTGGTTACCTCCAGCGTATATATCTACTTTTAAAGTTGGAAAACTAGAGGCACTATCGGTAGATACTGGAGCCCTTACTGTTACTGGCAATCTTACGATGAGTGCTACCAGTGCCATTATCGGTGGAGCTGGGTATGGTGCCGTTGGCGGATGGTTTGCTGGCTACAGCGGTGGAGCTTATAAGTTCAGCCTTGGGAATTTACTAACGTTTGACGGCACTACTTTAATTGTAAGTGCCGTTTCAATCGGTGGACTACTTCAGCCAGCGCAAATCAATCCTGACCCCGACTGGCTTAACAGCAACATCGACCCCGCCACTCTAGGTGCCCGCATCTTGGACGCAAGCTGGTGGTCACCAGGTGCTGCGTTTCAATGGGCGTCCGCGACGCCAGCGGGGTCGGTGACCGATTTCGTTCAATTGGCGGCTCCCGATGGGGCAACCAAGACGCTGATGCGCGCCACAGCGAGTGCTACGGCGTCAACGGGTGTCGGTGGCGGTTGGTATCCTGGACCAGTCGGGTCGACAAACTGGTTCGCTGTAGACCCGACCAAAACCTACTTATTCGCGTGCTACGTCAAACGCACCGCCTGGGGTTCCGTGGTAGGAAATAACTACTTTGGGGCCAGCCAGGGGTTGGAACTATGCACCCTCAACACGACTACCGGATATGACAACCCGTACTTTGCACAAGGTGTCCCCCCGGTACTGGATCGGTGGTGCCTGTACATTGGATGGGTATTCCCAGCAGGCTCAACTGGGAACAACCATAATTCGGCAGGTATCTACGACTGCGTAACTGGCCTGAAGATTTCTGGTATAGGGACGAACTTCTGCTGGGCGGCTTCCGCTACATACTCCGGTACTAGGGCATTCCAATACTATACAAACAGCGGCGTGTCGCTGTTTTCGTCACCACAGGTGTGGGTGTGCGATGGCAGTGAGCCGTCATTGCAGAACCTGCTATCGGTGGGTTTTCCAACGCAGATTGGCACCGCCGCCACCACCGCGACCTGGACCGGTGTGTCTAGTGTTCCAGGTTTTGGTGCCAACCTCTGCCCGAACTCGGACTTTGCAAATGGTTTGGTCAGTTGGGAGGCTGGAACCGTATCAAACTCCGAAATTGCTTATTACTGCAGCTCTAC